TTAGGAAAAAATAATTCCAAATCCGAATTAATTCTATCTTCTAAAAATTCAATATTATTATCTGAAATTTGTTCAAAAATAAATTCTCTTAAACCTCCCCCAAAGGTGGGATTTAAAAATCTTTCGCCTGGATTGGTTAAAAAATAATTAATTAAGTTATTTTTAATAGCTGCTTTAGTGGTATAATTAAGTCTAAATACTCCTTCAGCATTAAAGGGTATATCTATTCCTACAGCTGCACTTTTATTAAAGTCAATTGGGTATATTTGTTGCGCTTCAAATGCCATTATTTAGTCATTAATCCCATTATTTGATCCATATTAACTTCTCCACTAGGTAAAGCCCCATTTGGGGAAGTAGTATCTATATTGCCTGTAGGATTAAATGGTTTATTTCCAAATCCTTGAGCATGTGAACTATTCATGTTTAATCCTGTTTCACCTATAATATCCATATATTTTTGTCTTTGTTCTTTTAAATTTATAGGTTGAGTAACAGGTGGTGGGGTAGTTGAAGTTACAGTTTTATTTTCTTGGATAGGTTGGGGTGCAACTACCCTAGGTGCTTTAACTGCCTCTAATAAAACTTCCTTTAGCTCCTCTTGTATAGCCTCTTTAACGGCTGCTTTTATTATTTTTTTAAGTGCTTCGGTTTTCATATTTGTGTTTTTTATAAATATTAAATTAAATAAAGGATTTAATATCCTCCACCTCCTCCACCTCCACCTATTGATCCCCCTGTACCACTTGAAACAGGAGTTGAAGTTACAGAAATTGTTTGATTTCCTTGTGTAGTTTGGGGAGTAACCGATGATGCTACACCATCAATTGAAAGATTATTTTGTTTAATATAAAATGCTAACTCATTAATTAAAATTTGATCATCAGAAGAAAAGGATTCCTCTCCTCTTAACATTATTATTCCAGAAGGATTTTTTGCTATAGCTTGTCTTCTTTTTAAAGAATAATTTGTAGTGGATTCGGAAGGAATAACACTTAAAGTAAATCCATTAACAGTACGATCTATAGATTGACCCTGTTCCTCTTGTTCTTTTGTAATATTAAGTAATTCTTCAGTAAGTTGTTCCTGGGGTAATTGACCCTCAATAGCACACCCTTGAATTACTGAATCTAATAATGATAAATAATTTAATACTTGTTGCAAAATTTGAATTAATATAGTTAACACTAAAAGTGTAGTAGAGGAAATTAATTTATATTGTTGAAGTTTTTCTCTTATTTTATCTATAATTTCTTTAATAGGTTTAGATACATCTGGAGCTCCAAAACCTGCAACAGGAAATGCTAAATACAAATTATTTAAAACTTCAACCGTAATTTGAGATACTGAAATTGTTTTATCTATAAATTCTACTCCTACTTTTAAAGTAGTTAAAAAATTAAAAATGTTATTAAGAGATTTTGTTAGTTTATTCTTTCTTTTTATTAAAGCATTTAATTCATCTAAATTAGCAGGACAAGTAGCATTCATATCCCCAAATTTTTTACCTAAAGCATCCTTAGCTTTTGATATCCCAAAGGCCGCTATTAAAGTTAAAATTTGAGGTACTAAAACAGTTTTAATCTGGGTTATCAACTTATTAATAGCTTGTTGTTTAGCCATTTCAAAATCCGTTTTAGAAAGTTCTAATGTTTTTACTTGTGCATCTGGGGTAATAATTTCTTGTCTTATGGAATCTTCTAAGTCAAAAATATTAGGTTCTAAAATAATAATTCCCACATTACCATTATTCCTAACATCCCCTCCTAAATTAAAAGGTATAACTGTTTTTTCCCCAAATCCTGGATTAGAAATTATTATTGAAAATGTTTCGGTTTCTTCCCTTAAACCATTTAATTCGAAATCCCCGTTTACTTCTGAAGTAGTAGTGTCTCCTTTACTAGATATTATAGTAGCCCCAGAAAGTGGATTATTAGAATTATCCACTATTTTTCCAATTATTCTATATGGTATGGGATCTAATAAGGCCATTATATGGTTTTACTAACTTTAGATAAAATAACAGAATTACCACTAGAATCCTTATCAAAATCTGTTTTTATTCTATTTAACATAATTTCTACATCATTAGCAATAATTGATATAGGGTCAGGTGTAGGATTACCTGCAGGCCATAATTGTTGAACTTTAAGAATTTTTACTAAATTTAATAAAGATTTAGTTAAATCTAATAAATCTTTTCTTAATGTTTCACCCTTAACTAAGGGTTCAGTTGCATCCTTGCTTCCTAATTTAATATGAGTACCTACATCTATTACAAAATTAGCGGGAGTATCAAAATTAAAACCTTTTAAAGCTTCAAAACTTATAGTTCTTTGTGAACTTAATAATATATGGTCAGATTTAGAATTAAAAAGTAAACGCCCCGAATTTATTATTACTTGATCTCCTGTGTATGTTGATGGAGATGTTGGGGTTTCTTTTTCTCTTGGGGTATATGAAAAATATCTTTGACTAGCAACATTAATTGGTATTTGCTGTGTAGAAGTTAAGTATATTGATGAATTATCCTCATTTATATCTTCATTAATGGAAATCCATCCTTCATTAGAAGATAAAGAAGATTGCCCATTTCTTATTAAAGTAATTGGTTCTCCATTCTCCCCTGAATTAGACCAGGGATTTAGAGAAGAGGAATTAAAGGGTTTAGCTGTGCTCCCAAATCTAATACTATTGCCCCATCTCCCTTCATGTATAATATCCCCAGCATATGGTAATAGGGGATGAATATTATTCTTTTCAATAAAAGTATTTTGTGAGGGATTAAAAGGACTATTTAATTGTATTTCTGGTAATAAATTTGTACTTAGTCTGGCGGATCCAGCTTGTGCATCTTCATAAGTTTTTTGTTCTGAGGGGGTTAAATTATTAAAATTAATTGGGTTAGGGTAAGCATTATGGTGGGGATGATTCCATAAATTAATACTATTAATGTAATAAAATGATTCATTAGAAGTTATTTTACCTATAGTAGTATTAGGTAATTTAAATATTAAAACCATTTCATTAACTAAAGGATAAGATGATAATTGTGGAAAAAGTGGTTTAGCTAAATTATTTTCCGGAGATATAAAATTATTAAATTCAAAAAATATGTTACCTATAGCTGTTGATCCACCATATTTTTCTATTTGAGGGTATTGAGTATTTAAAATAATATCTTTTACTCTTCCTATTTCTACTATTTTAGATTTTTGAAGAATATTAGATAGGTTTCCCTTATCTAAAAAATTATCATTTCTATTAGCGGATAATCCTTTTCTAAAGGGCATTATTCTTCTTTTTTAGGTGGTAATTGTAAACTTTGTATTTCTTTAAGTAGTTGTTCTTTTTCTTCTTCAGATATACCAAATCCATTTTCTTCATTACCCTCATTTGCAAATATACGTTGAAAAATAGTAGCTACTTTTATTAATGCTTCATCATTTTTAATGCCCAACTCCATATATTCCTTAATAAGTGGTACTATCATTGTAGCATCACCTATATCACTGATTAATGGTTTTAATTCGCTAATTAATGCTGTAATTTGGGTTTCTTTTTTCTTTTGATTATCGTAAATTTCTTTAAGTAAATCAGAATAAGATTTTTTACCAAATACTTTTTTATCTAAATGACTCATAATTATACATTTTAGTTCGTGTATAAATATGATTATTTAAGATCTTTCAAAATCTATATATCCAGTTTCCAGATAATAAACATAACTTTCTTTAAATAATCCATATAATTTACTAGCTATTTTGGTAATTTTAGGGGTTTTAACCTCTAAACCATGACTAGCCATTATTTCTCTTATATAGATATAAAGAGCTTTTTTATTAAATATTTCTAAATTTTCTCTTTTACGAAATAATTCTAATATAGCATCTGCTACTTTAGCATCATTACCTTTAGGAAAAAATTCTTCAAACCTTTCTTCAATATATATAATATAACTGTCTATAAAAGTAGATAATTTTTCTTTTTCTTTTTCCTCTCCCATGTTGTAAGAATAATTATCATCCTTAAATAATTCATCCACAGGTGCCTTTTGAACACGTTTTTTATAATTTTTTGTATTATATACTATTAACCAATTTTTTGTTATAGTGCCAAAATAAGAATATGCTTTAGCCCCATTTTCTGGGTTGAATAAATGTAATTTAGAAAGTAAAAAAGTTATTATCTCATGTTGTAGATGTTCTATTTGATCTACTTCAGTGTAATAAAATTTAAAAGTATGAATTATATTTTCGGTTAATTTAAAAAAAGCATAATGAATTTCATTTCTATATATTATGCTTCTAATTTTAGGATCGGGTTCATTATTGTATCTAACAATAGCATTTTCTGTATCCTTAGTAAAGTAGTTTTTACTCTTGGGTCTTCTTTTTCTAACTGCCACAGGTATCATTTTATTTCTTTTAACTTGAAATCATTTAAGATTTCCTGAATATCTTGGATGGATTTAAAAAAATATCCAACCTCATCATCAGATTTAAATGTACCTTTTTGATCTATTTCTTTAAGTTTTTTGTCAGAAGCATCTATTGTTCTAGATAATCTATCAAGATAGTTTAGGTATCCTGCTAGTATATCTTCTTGTTTTTCATTTTTACGTAATAAATTAAAAGTAGTAAACCCTAATATTACCGAGGTTACAGAAAGTATACATAAAAAAACTACTTCCATTATAAGCTATTTAACATATTTTTTAAGCCTTCACTTTTCATTGAACCAAGAGTTCTAGTTTTTACATCTAATTTTTTAGCCCTAGGTTTATCTAAAACTTCTTCATTGAATTTAGAAAGCCATACTTGTTCGAATTCGATTCTTGCTGCCATTAAGTCTGCCTGATGAATTATAAATACCATAGAAGTTCGGGGTTTTTGCTCTGGCATAAAAGACTTTAAATAAGGCTCATTAGCTTGATCATATAAACCATCATGTAATTTAATAGTCATCCATTCGTTTTCAGTAAGCTTAATATCATGATCAACAAGTAATTTAATAGATCTGTCTGGAACTGACATATAGGCTAATTTCTTATTATATTGATACATTTCACCTAAATTCTTTTTTCTCCATTCATCTTGAGATGGTAAATATGCCATTTCTTCACCATTACCCATTTTACCTAAATCATGGTTTATAGCTGAAAATATAAGTTCTTCAATAGTGTAATTTTGTTCTGCACCAAATTCAACCCATGTTTTGTTTATTGCTAAAGTACCCTCTATAACTCTATTAACATGATCAATATAACCACCCGGAAAAGCATTATGATAAGCAACTTTATGAGACGCGGGCATTAATATAAGATCATCTTCGAATTTCTTATAAAATGCTAATACTTTTTCTCTTCTAGGATCTGAAATGTAGGTGTTAATATAACCTATAAATTTTTCCCAATTTGCCTGAATTTGTTCTGCTGATAGACTCATATTAATTTTCTCTATTAACTATATCAACTAAATCTTGAATGGTTTCCATCATTTCTTTTTGAGTATTTTTAATCTGAGTAGTATCCCCATTTCTAAAAATATCAAAATCTAATTGTTTTAATTGTCCTTCTAATTTAGATAGACGTCTGAGTGTTAATTGTTTATTTCTCATAACTTTATTTTAATTTAATAGGGTGTTCCTTATACCTACCTTATCACCTTTTTTTTATTATACGTTTTTTTCAAACCCCGTGATGGGAATATACGATATTAGGATTCTGACTCCAAACTACTTTTAAGAAATTTTTGAATTTTTATTAGAAATGCGCATTTTTCATATTCTTCTAGTTCTTCAAAAAAAGACATGGATAATTTTATAGCCGTTTCTAAATGGTCATCATGTTGTACTTTTAAACTATCTTGCCATAATTCTTCCTTTATATTACAATCCTTAATATACTTCCAGGCTCTGTTATGGGCTATATATTCTCCTAC